CCATGTCATATGCTGCTTGTGTTATAATATCCCTTTTAGACTTATTGACAAGCTTAAGGGTGGGGGTAATGGGAGCAGAGAGGGTGGGAGTAGGGATAGGGGTAGTGGGAGTGTAGAAAGGGGAAAGGGGAATGGGTGAAAGACTACTACTCATCGTCACTACCCACATTATTCATCACAACCATTTTAATCCTGGTCATCATCTTCCCCAATCTCAGTTCCATCTCCAGTCATCTCAGTTCCATCTCCAGTCATCTCAGCAATCTTAAACCCTAGGGATTCAGCAAGGGTCAATTCCTCATCGGACAACCCCGACAGATCTATCCTTTGAATTCTCACATTGGTAGCAGTTTTAATGGGACCCCCACCAGCTCCTGTCATTTCCTGTCTGCGTACCCATCCCCGATGTTTGCCCTTACATTCCAAGTGAAATTTTATTGCATTCAGGTCCTTAATGTCAATAAGCTCACCCAATTTGGATTCAGACACATCGAGTTTTTCCTCGTTTATAGCGTCATATGCAATCTTAAGCTTTTTATTCCTTTTGATCCTCTGACTAAGAGCCTGGACAGTAACACCAAGATCTCTAGCTGCTGCAGACATAAAACCTTTGTGATGCTCCAAAGCTTCAAGGATAAGAGGAACACTACACACAGGGGTAGGTCTACTTTTGATAGGATTAGGGTTAAGCGGGTCTGGAGTTTCCAGGTCTATTGAAACGGTGGGAGCCATAGGAATAAGGGAAATGGGGGGGATGCCACTAGCCATGATGGCATCCCCCTCGGGGGGTAATGCATTCGGAAATGGGTTTCTCGTAAATCGCATAAACAAACATGCCACAGTAAACCACATTGGGAATACAGCATAAAGATATCGACATTTATACTACGGGTGGTATATATGAGTGGTAACATTACTAGGGGTAGTATGGTGAGATATCACTTATATATATCAGTATCAGAGTTGTATGCTTTGAGCTCATTCCATCTGTAACCCACTTTGGGCTCTGCTAGAAGTGTGACAGATAGGTCTACACAGTGCTCCATATAGTGTCGAATGGTCTTAGAAACCTCTTTCAGATACTCTACACGTACTTCAAACATCAAATCATCGTGAATCTGAATGATGGGATAAAGGATGTCACGGTTGGAAAGGTCATTGACATAAGGGGACATATTAACCATGGCCTCCTTGATAATACCCTGAGCACCAGATTGAATGCGCTGATTGCCTGACACCCTGACACCTGTACTGACAACATTGGAATCATGAGCTGAAAACTCGGGTATGTATTCCATGCGACCCCACATATCTGTCACAAAATGATCACGTTTAACTTCTGCTTGGGATTCCATCATATAACGATGAACACCCTTATAAATATTAAACCATGTGTCAAGTAGCTTTTCACAATCCGCTGTGGACCATTCACCCGCCCCACCATCCATAAGCTCTCTAGCAAGACCGGAAGCAGAAATAAAATTGATGATCCCAAAACCTGTGCGCTTAGCCGGATACCTGTGTTTCATACTGTCAATCTGAGACTCAGGAAGATTAAACATCCTGGTGGCAGTTTCCGTGTGAATATCGCCATCACCCGTACAAATTTTAAGCATTATTGGGTCCTGGGATAAATGTGCCATTAACCGCATTTCTATTTGGCTGTAGTCAAGGGACATAAAAATAAACCCTGGAGGTGCAACAAATCCCCCTCTAATCCTAAGGCCATTCTTAGATCGTATAGGCTGAGCCATAAGATTGGGTTTACTGGATGCAATCCGGCCCGAGTGCTTGACCCGAATTAAAGAAAGTTTGGTATGAATCCGACCATCGGGGGAAACTGTAGTGGGAAGCACATTAATGTATTTGTCTATAATAGTCTTGACTTCACGCCAGTCCTCTATAAGCGGGACTACTGGGTGTTGACCCCGGACTGTTTTAAGAGCAGTCTGGTTGGTGGATTTCCCCCACTTGGTATCCTTTAGGTACCTGGAACTGAGCTTAAGAGTATCAAATAGAAGTTTAGACGTCTGAGGGGACGAACCCGGATTGAAATCCTTCCATGCATAGCTCCGGATCTTCTCCAGGGTATCAGCATTATGAATCGTAAACTCACATTCCAAATCAGATATATAATCTGTGTTTAATGAGATGCCCCTAGACATCATGGACATTAACATGGGGATTATATCCATATCACGTTTGAGAACACTATCCATGTGAGGGTAGGCCATTGACTGTAACTGATGATAAACAAGCATTGTGGAAACGGGATCTGGACAAGCGTAATCAAGAACACTCTGTAGGGGGAGATAGGACAGATCGGGAAGATCCCCAACCACCTCGGTATACGTCTGTGGAGAATGACCAAACAGCCTATAAACAAGGTTTTTGAGGGCTAGAGGAAGAGTCTGAATGAGAAAGGCCATGATCATAGTGTCAGTAAAGTTGGTAATAGGAGTGGGAACATTGTCCATATGAGACATCACATTGATATCAAACATGGCATTGTGCATAACTATACAAGGACCATCTGGCTTAGATATCGCAGAGCGTAGCTGTTTATGAAAGTCTATGTCCTGGTGAAACCCATATGACATATAGGGAGGGACTGAACAAACCTGTGTCATAAAATGAGACCCATCGAAGAAGGTTTCTGTATCCAATGCTAGACACCCTCCTGAATCTGCACACATGTCAAGAGTATTGGATAAAGGAACAGGTATGTAGTCAACGCGGATAGGGGTGGGGGATGTGACTACTACCCCCGCATACTTGTCATTAGATATAGCCTTGGCCACGTCAAACGCATCATGAACGGATTTAAGACGACCGGTGTCATGAAAAATTATAGCGGGATGAAAACAGGGGACAACTATGCGACCATCAACAATGTGGGGCATGCCATTAAGAGTTTCCATATCGTACTTGGAATGGAGAAAAAACCGTGTAGCTATAACCCCCATAGAGATTATGATATAAGGGTCAATTTGATTCACTTCATCCTTTAAGATCTCATCAAACATGGGTGTTTCATTCTCAGGCAACTTCTTTTTATTGACTATGGGATGTTTATAGTAGTTAGTGAGATAACAGTCATTACGATCTACCATAAGCCTTCTATATATGAGCTCGTTCAACTCATAGCCGGTTCTACCAACAAAAAGTCTGCCCACTGAAATTTCATCCTTTGCAGGAGCCTCACCCACTATCATAAACTTTGGGTGAACTGGACCCTCACCATTCACCCATGTTGATGAATTAGCCATTTAAAGATCCTCCCTCACAATTATGGGAATTCCTTTTTCACGTGCATAGTTGATTTCAGTCACCATACCTGGAGTGTGATTATCACCGATAACAGTCATGGAATCACAGAAACCCAGTAGGGTCAAACACATGTCCAAACCCCACTGCCTGTCTACTTCGCCATCATCAGTAAAACTAATGTTATTGAGAACAAAATGGGGGACTAAGAACATGGGCATGGGGACACTGGTACAGACGTGGGACATGTCCTTTGCTTCTTGGATAAGAACCGTGACTGCCTCTTTAACTCTCTGCACATTATGGGGAATGTCCCCCCCGAGGGGGGAACACACATACATCACTTTCATATAAATACTCCTTATGGCTTGGGTTTGGGTGAGTGTTTGGGGTCAGTGGACGCAGCCTTGGACTGTGCTGCAACCGCACGTTTGATCTTAGCCGCGTTTGCACGTTTGATCTTAGCCGCGTTTGCACGTTTGATTTGTGCAGGAGTTCCGTGAGCAACCTTTAACTCAGATGAGTTATCTGGTGTATCGCTGTTTGCTCCCATGGCCATAATCAAACGGACTGCAGCATGGGCCAAATGGTCACCCTGAGTATCTCCCATGATATGACCCATAATGTGGCCCATTGCATGATTCAAATGAATGTCGGAAGGTAGTTTCTTCCAGTTATCATCCTCATATCCCTTCTTGGACCCTAAATCCATGATCTTGGCTATTCTGAACATAGCCATGGGGTCCAGGAGATCAAACCTGTAATCTACATCTGAGTGTACACCTCCACCACCCTCTATGACAGTAGGGGCATCCACGCCCAAACCTCTGGGTATAACAAACGCAGGTGCAGCAGATGTGGGTTTCGCTGCTCCCTTCTTTCCTGTGTTTTTCATTATTCTCCCTCCAGGGTATCAATTCCCATATCAACCATCTGAAACTGTTTAGGTCCTGTCCCTATGTATGCCACAGGAACCTCTACCAAGTTGCTTATAGCTGTCACACGTGACAAAACAGGTTCGCCAAGGTCATGCACATTGGTCACCCCAAAACATTCCCAGTCTATGTAATTGGCAAACTGAAAACACAGATAGGTAGGATTACAAACGGAAACCATATAACGGATCTGTTCCAGGGAGAATTCAAACACTCGGCGGACCAGCTTGGTAGTTGTGGTGTACTCAGTAATGTCCATAGGGGCATTACATCTGCACTGTATCTCATCCCATGTGAGCTCATCAGAAGGATAAGGACCACTGGACCCAGACCTATTGTTAACCCTGATAGGATATGCCCTGATGACTGAGTACACATCTCCCAGAAACTTTGCTGGAATACCGATCTCAGCCATAGCAGCCATAGGATTTACAATACGGGATGTGCAGTATTTGGGATCTATGCCATGATCGATGCACAAATCAAATCCCTGACCCATCTCGTATAAAATGGTCTGTCCATCATTCAGATGCTCCATAATAAGGCTGTTTACCCGATCGTGTACAAATGGAGCAACGAGTGGGAAGTCCCTTATCATACGTCTGTCCCTGCGCAGTTTGGACACCCTAGCCTCACCAACTCCCTGAGCTGTAGAACCAATTTCCAGTAGATTGCGCTCTTCCATTGTCATATGTGACTCTTCTATGACAGCCACCCTACTGTCAATAATGATATTGGAAGGTTTAATACCAAACCTGATGAGGTCCTCTATCTCACCATAAAGGGTTTTAGGGTGAACAACCGAGGATGCACCGACAAAAACCGTGATACTGTTGAAATGTTGTCTGGAACCATAAACACCAACTGGAATGTGGTGAGTTACGTGATTGGAACCATCGTTGTCAATGACCGTATGTCCAGCATTAGGGGATAAACACCCTGCAAACGTGGAAATACCAAACTTTTGAGCCAAGAACGCTGAGAGCTTGCCTTTTGCCTCGGACCCTGCCTGACCCCCCATAATACAATTGACCTTACCTCTTTCCATTACTTACCCCTTTTCTCATTTCTATATCTCCTTACAATCAGTATGTATGTAAGTAACCACAATACCACAGTATTTTATGTGCCATCAATACCGTTGTCATTGTGTTTACCCCAACTCCGTTTATGCTCACCTCAGTTATGGTGAGTATTTTCCCTTATCGATCCATGTATGAGATTGGCAATACTTTTACCAATCCCGTCTATGGATTTCCAGTCCTTTACCGTTGCGTTAATCATATCATATACTGAATTAAACGCATTATCAATGGACAACGATTTGTCCACTCCTACTCCTGGGAGATCCAAGGCCACCTTTCTAACTAAAGATGGTGCCGATGGTAACATAGACACATATCCCATACTAGGTTTATAAACTGATGTATGTGATTTATGACTCTCCCAGGGTTTATTCCACCAGTGATCTAGAGTGAGAAGGGTCCTAGCGGTATCTACTATGGAATTAGACTGTCTAATCGACACTCCAAACATAGTTTCAATGGAAGTAAGATATGACCACAATGAAGAGTATGTAAAACCTCCAGAATGAATGGAGCTCCACCTGCCTCTTTTCATAGCAAGTATTGAGTCACTAGAATCATCTGACTTCCACATTCCCTCAATCAATAGGTATGACTTAAAGTATGAAGAAACCATCCCTGGAACCTGACGACCCACTAACCTGTTGGATCTTATAGACCCAATAAGATCAGGAAGGGTTTTGCGCTCTATGCCAATATCAACAATGCCATCTGGACCATTCCCAGAAATCAGGAAATCACCGTATTCAAGGCGCATAACTATACTTCCAGGTACATAGGGATGGAGTTCAACCGACCCCTTTCTATCATCAATGAACACCATTGATTACTCCCAGTACGACAGGTCCACATCCGGATAAACCATAGATGCCAAAGTGGGGAAATTGTTCATGGGCTCAAAAAATTCTGCTCCACACAACTCTGAGTCATAACGGCAGTCTTTAATGTTCATACCAAATTCCCCATCCATGTTTCTGAAAGATACGAGATTGACCTGGACCAAGTATCCTGTGTCAGAGAATCCAGACCTCACATACCTGCCTGTTGTCTTATCGTTCACATACTCGGCCTTCACTTTATGCAGAAGGACAAGGTTTTTGTCTGTGTTGTATATCTTTCTCACTATGTCCCTGTACTCAGCGTTTACCGGACCGTAATGATGGGGCATAACCTGAGT